GCGCGCAAAGCGTCGTGCAGGCTCCACACCGACACCTCGTGGAAGTCGAGGCGGTCGGCGTTCTGCGCCTCCAGGGTCTGGATTTCGAGGTGTTGCTTGGCGATCTGGGTCAGTAGTTTGTCGATGGCGTTCATGCTTGTTTTCGGGAGGAGGTGATTGAAGTCGAACGTATGAACGCGCTTCTCCCGATGGAAGCCAAGCGGAATCTCAAGAAAGATTGAAGGCTCCGATGGGACTCTCGATTCGCGCTTACGCCAGGCACCGCGGGGTCACCGACACGGCCGTCCACAAGGCCATTCGCGCCGGTCGTATCACCCCAGAGTCGGACGGCACCGTCGACGCCGAGCGGGCGGATCGCGAATGGACTAGGAATTCCGGGGCTCCGAAGGTGGGCACCCGCACACCGGCCATCAAAGTCCCCGTCCCCGAGACGCCAAGCGAGCCGGGGACGGCAGTTCCACCCGGGGGCACGTCGCTCCTTCAGGCCCGGACGGTGAATGAGGTTGTGAAGGCGCAGACCAACAAGGTGCGCCTTGCCCGATTGAAGGGAGAACTGGTCGACCGATCGCAAGCGATCGCCCACGTATTCAAGTTGGCGCGGTCGGAGCGCGACGCCTGGCTCAACTGGCCAGCGCGGATTTCGGCGCAGATGGCTGCGCGAATGGCGGTCGACGCCCACGCCATGCACGTAGCACTGGAAGCCGCCGTGCGTGAGCACCTGCAGGAACTGGGCGACATGCGCCCGCGGGTGGATTGATGGCCGAGACGGACTACGAGGGCGCCTTCGAGATCGAACGCGCTTGGCGGGAGGGTCTCACCCCCGATCCGCGTCTTACCGTTTCGGAGTGGTCCGATCGACACCGGATGCTCTCCAGCAAGGCATCGGCCGAGCCGGGTCGATGGCGGACCAGCAGGACGCCCTACCTCAAGGCGATCATGGACTGCCTCTCGCCCACCTCGTCCGTGGAGCGGGTGGTGTTCATGAAGGGCGCGCAGCTGGGAGCTACGGAGATGGGCTCCAACTGGATCGGCTACGTGATCCACCACGCGCCGGGTCCGATGATGGCGGTCTGGCCCACAGTCGACATGGCGAAGCGCAACTCCAAGCAACGCATCGACCCGCTAATTGAGGAGTCCGGGGTTCTCGCGGAATTGATCGCGCCGGCCCGGAGCCGGGACTCGGGAAACACGATCCTGGCCAAGGAATTCCGCGGCGGAGTGTTGGTGATGACCGGGGCCAATAGTGCCGTGGGGCTTCGCTCCATGCCGGTCCGCTACCTCTTCCTGGACGAGGTGGACGGCTACCCGGTCGACGTCGAGGGCGAGGGGGACGCGATCTCACTTGCGGAGGCTCGCACGCGGACCTTCGCGCGCCGCAAGATCTTCATCGTCTCCACCCCGACCATTTCGGGGGTGAGTTCGATTGAGCGGGAGTTCGAAGCGTCGAATCAGTGCCGCTACTTCGTACCCTGCCCATACTGCTCGCATCGGCAGTGGCTGCGATTCGAGCAGCTGCGATGGGAAAAGGGGCAACCGGAAACCGCGGCCTACGTCTGCGAATCGTGCGACGTGCCGGTCGCCGAGCACCACAAGGCGTGGATGCTCGAGCACGGTGAGTGGCGGGCGATGGCGCCGGAGAACGGGATCAAGACCACCGGCTTTCACCTGTCCTCGCTCTATAGCCCGGTGGGATGGCGCAGTTGGCGCGAGATTGCCGCCGCCTGGGAGGCTGCGGTGAACAAGGAGACCGGGTCGGCGGCCGCCATCAAGACATTCAAGAACACTGAGCTCGGGGAGACCTGGGTCGAGGAAGGCGAAGCCCCAGATTGGCAGCGGCTCCTTGAGCGCAGGGACAACTACCCGGTTGGCACGGTCCCCGCCGGAGGGCTCCTCCTAGTCGGCGGGGCGGACGTCCAGAAGGATCGGATCGAAGCCTCGATCTGGGCGTTTGGTCGCGGTAAGGCGTCCTGGCTCGTCGAGCATCGGATCCTCATGGGAGACACCGCTCGGGAGGCAGTCTGGCGCGATCTGGGCGCGCTGCTCGCCGAGCAATGGACGCACGCCTCCGGCGCCACGATGCCGCTGTCTCGATTTGCGCTGGACACGGGCTTTGCCACCCAGGAGGCCTACGCCTTCGTGCGGGCGTCGCGGGATTCGCGCCTCATGGCCGTGAAAGGAATCGCCCGAGGCGCAGCCCTCATCGGCACGCCCCAGGCAGTGGATGTCTCGCAGGGCGGCAAGAAGCTGCGCCGGGGGATCAAGGTCTTCTCGGTGGCGGGGGGGATCGCGAAGCTCGAGTTCTACAACAACCTGCGCAAGATCGCAGACGTTGAGGAGGACGGGGTCACGATCCGCTACCCCGCTGGCTTCGTGCACCTGCCGCAGATGGATGCCGAGTTCATCCAGCAACTCTGCGCTGAGCAGCTCGTCACCCGGCGCGATCGCAACGGCTTCGCGCACCGCGAGTGGCAAAAGATGCGTGAGCGAAACGAAGCACTCGACTGCTACGTGTACGCCCGGGCTGCCGCTGCGGCTGCCGGGCTCGATCGATTTGAAGAGCGCCATTGGCGCGAACTGGAACGACAGCTCGGAATTGCGCCTCCGGACGAGGCGCCACCCCCACTTCAAGCAATGGATCCCCATGAGGCCACCCCTAGCGGTGGCCTCGGTGCTTCTGGGGGTCGCAAATACGGTCGGCGCGTGATCAAGAGCCGCTGGCTTTCCTAAACACGACAAAGGAACAACCATGAGTTTGCAGACCCGTATCGAAAGTCTGGTCGTTCGCATCGCGCAGGAGTTCAACGCCGTCAATACCAAGACGGGGGCTCTCGCCAACCTCACCACGGCCGACAAGTCCAACCTCGTTGCCGCGATCAACGAGCTCAAGACGATGGTGGCCAATGGCATCGACGATGCCAGCATCACGCTCACGAGTACGTATTCGTCGAGCAAGATCGTCTCGCTCTTGGACGCACTCAAGACCGAGATCCTGGGTGGAGCGGATGCGGCCTACGACACGCTCGTCGAGATCCAGCAGTACCTGCAGAACAACACCTCGGGTCTGGATGCCCTGCTCGCGGCCGTCAATACGCGCGTGCGCTTCGATGCCGCGCAAACGCTAACCGTCCCTGAGCAGCAGCAGGCTCGGACCAACATCGGTGCTGTCGCAACTTCGGCGGTCGGCGACACCGACACCGACTTTGTCGCGATCTTCGAAGCGGCGCTCGTCTAATGTCCCTTTCCGATCGCATCGCGGGCCTCGCCGCCCGTATCGGGTTCGAGGTCGGAACCAAGGTCAATGCCACCCACCCCGCGCTTGCACGGGCGTGGGTGAGCTTTGGCTATGTGGCGGGCCAAACGGTCATTCACCACAGTTACGACGTGGCCAGCGTCGAGCGCCTGGCAGCCGGCCAGTACCGAATTACTTTCGCGACGCCTATGGCCGACGCCAACTACTGCTGGCTCGGCCTTGCGCGAAGCGTGAGCAGCTCCGGCTCCCAGCGCCTGGCAATCACGCCCACCGCCACGGACGAACGGGCCACTGCTCACTTGGACGTGCGCTGCGTCAGCACGTTGGCTGGGTCAGCAACGGACTCGACCGAGATCAGCGTGGTGGTGTACCGCTGATGGCTTACTCGCAAGCCCAACTCGAGGCGCTGGAAGCGGCCCTTGCCAAAGGCGAGCGGCGCGTCACCTTTGGGGACAAGACCGTCGAGTACCGAACCGTCGAGGAACTGGCGGCGGCCATCAAGGAGGTAAAGCGTGGCCTCTTCGATGACGCAGTGAATACCGGCCTCTGGCCGCGGGCTCCGCGCCAAGTCCGAATCACCACCCGAAAGGGCACCTGATGAGCTGGGTGTCCAGGATTCGGCGCGGCCTTTTCGGTGGCGGCACGCCAACCTACGATGGCGTGGGGTCAGGAAGGCGGGCGATCGCCTGGCAAGTGGCGAACCCTGGCGCAGTTGCGGCGCTGGCCTTCAGCCAGAACGAATTGCGTGCCAAGAGCCGTGACCTTGTCCGACGCAATGCCTGGGCCGCAGCCGGGGTTGAGGCCTTCGTGGCCAACGCCATCGGCACCGGCATCAAGCCGCAGTCGATGGTGACGGACCTCACCTTGCGCGAGGCGATCCACGCGCTGTGGTGGGATTGGTGCGAGGAAGCAGATGCGGCCAGTCTCACCGACTTCTACGGTCTCCAGGCGCTTGCCTGCCGCGCCATGGTCGAGGGGGGAGAGGCGCTCGTGCGCCTTCGCTACCGCCGCCCCGAGGATCGCCTGCCGGTGGCACTCCAACTCCAGGTCCTGGAGCCCGAACACCTGCCGGCCACCATGAACACCGAACTTCCCTCCGGAAACGTCGTGCGCGCCGGGATCGAGTTTGACCGCCTCGGGCGTCGTGTCGCGTATCACCTGTACCGCTCGCATCCCGAGGATGGGGCGCTGGCACCGATGTCCGGAACCGGCGGCATGCAGACCGTCCGAATTCCTGCCTCGGAGGTCATCCACCTCTTCCGGCCCTTGAGACCCGGCCAGCTTCGCGGAGAGCCGTGGCTTGCCCGGGCGCTCGTGAAGCTGAACGAACTCGACCAGTACGACGACGCGGAATTGGTCCGGAAGAAAACCGCTGCCATGTTCGCGGGATTCGTAACCCGTCTCGCACCCGAGGACAACCTCCTGGGAGAGGGGCAGTCGGACGCAACGGGCGTGTCCTTTGCAGGGCTCGAGCCCGGAACCATGCAGCTGCTGGAGCCCGGCGAGGACGTAAAGTTCAGTCAGCCCGCGGACGTGGGAGCGAGCTATTCCGAGTTCCTGCGCATGCAGTTTCGGGCGGTGGCAGCCGCCATGGGTATCACCTACGAGATGCTCACCGGCGACCTCACCCAGGTGAACTACTCCTCCATCCGCGCAGGGCTCCTGGAGTTCCGGCGCCGCTGCGAGGCCATTCAGCACAGCGTGATCGTCCACCAATTCTGTCGGCCGGTGTGGCAGGCCTGGATGGAGCAAGCCGCGCTCGAGGGTGTCCTTGCCCTCCCCGCGTTTACGCGTCGGCGACGCCAATACCAATCCGTGAAGTGGATCCCCCAGGGGTGGCAGTGGGTGGATCCCAAGAAGGAGTTCGATGCGATGGTGACCGCAATTCGTGCCGGGCTCCTTTCTCGGTCGGAAGCGATCTCCGCCTTTGGCTACGACGCCGAGGACATTGACAGCGAGATTGCCGCTGACAACGCCCGGGCGGACGCGCTGGGATTGGTTTTCGAGTCGGATCCGAGGCACGACAAAGCCCCCGCGCGCCAGCAGTCGGCAGGTTCCCTGCCGCCAGACCAACAGGACCCCTGAC